TTGTAAAAATCCATCAGTCGCATTTAAAGCAATGTGCGCTGATGAAGAACCAATTAACACCGCATTAGAAAAGTAACCGTCACGATAACGATATGACCAGTCTCCTAAATCAACAGTATTATCTGTAATTGGTTCTACTTTTGCATCTAGATATAAATGATGTGGTTTAACAGATCCAGGATATGGAATACCAACATCAATAAAACCTGTTGAAGCTGAACCGTTTGAGGTTTTTAAGTATAAACGGTTATTAGCCGCTGCACCTAAACCAGATTCTGATACACGTCTGATAGAAGCCTGTGTTGTATCACTTGAGTTTACTACAGCTACTAATTCTCCTAGTTCATAATTGCGCTGATCTGCGCCTCCTAGTGTATCCACAAAGCTTAGTGCAATTCCATAACGACTGAAGTTGTTACCAGGCCAATTAGACCCTGTAGGAGGTTTTGCATTAGCTACATCTTTGATAAATAGCCTACCGCCTTTAGAAGATCTCCAAAAAACTCCATTAGGAACAGTTCCAACTGTGCCTTCATCATTAAAATCTGCGCCTAGCGGTTGCTCTTCGCCATAGAAGTTTCTACTGATTGCTCTTAAACTAGTATTAAAGTCATTTCTTGACAGAGCAACAGTTCTAGCAAAAGCAGGCAATAAAAACTGTTCGTTTGACATTTGTTTTCTCCTTAAATTCCTCTAGCTTCAAACTGTATAGACTCGCCTGTGACAACAGTACCAGTGTTATCATAGATACTAACAGTACAGCTAGTTGTTGTAATACTTCTCATAATAATTGTATAAGATCCAGCAGCAGCATTGATTACTTGTCCGTTTACAAAAGGAATATCAACAAAGTCTGCACTGCTATAATCAATTGTTTGGTTTTCACTTCCAACAGAAACATTTCTAATGAATACTTTATCTTTTAAATCAACAGAGTATCTTAAAGTGTTAAGGTTAAAACTTGCTTTTGCAGGATTACTATTTTCAACCTTATACCTAATTTGGAAATATCTAAACTCTTTATCAAAACCAGCTACACTAATATAACCATCTCTTGTAGCAGTATTTGTACTAAAAGTAGTAATTTGTGTGTTACTGTTAGCATAAAAAGGATTTGCGGCAGAGTATCGAATTTGTACATTCTGGTTTACAATACTAGGATCAACTCCTGCAAAAGTTGATACTAAGTCGTCAGTAAACTGATTTAAGTTTACAATTTCATAAGAAACTCCGTTTGTTACTGTGTGGACATTTAGTAAAGCATTAGTAACAGAGTAATCAGCTCCACTATCTGTAGCCAGTTTACCAGCAGAGTCTTTAATTGGATTACCGTTTGCATAGTAGGCTTGACCTAGTGCAATAGCATTAGCATTAACTACTCCCGCAATTAATGCAAAAGAATTAGCATTTGACGTATCATCTGCAAACTGTCCAGGATTCCATACAGCGTATACCTTACCGGTAAATTGTGCAGCAGTAATCTCAGTAGTTAAGTCAATAGGTAGTCCTCCATCTGCTGAAGTTATAGTTTCATTGATTATGTTATCATAAATAACTGAACTTTCTCCAGAAGATAATATTCCGTGAGGTGCTTCTAACTGAAAATATTTTCCAACTCCATTAGCAGTTGGTTGTCCAATTGTTCCTGAAACATTTCTATCAACTAAAATGTTTCCAACATTTGAAGGTTCTGTAGAACTAGTTAAAATTACTTCTTTTTGTGAGTTCCAAGTATCTGTCCCGAACGGTTCTCCACTCACCTCTAAAATTACCTTGCCTTTAATTAAGCTACCTACATCTCTAACTTGAGTAACATATACTGCATTAGCACTAGCTTGTAGATCGGTTAAGTCAGCTACACTAGACCAACCACTAGCAAAACCATTAGCATTATCTACCGCAGTTGAAGTGTAATTAATAGATAACCCACCTGTTGCACTATTTTGGCTTGGATAGTTTCCATGTAAAGCTTCCTCTGCTTCGTTATCATTAGTAATCGACTGCCCTCTGAAATCTAATGTGAATGATAAATCAGGGTTATCTTCATTATAGGCTTTAAATGTATGTAAATCTGCTGGACGAGATGGTTGATATACAGTTCCAACTACAGGACTTCTATTTCCACTAGTATCAACTGCTTGAACCATAAAAGTAGATTCGACAAATGAAGGTATAGGGATAGAAACAGAGCTAGCTGGAGCCGCAGCAACAGCTATTAAACTAGCTGCTCCAAACTTTTGTAACAGAGTTTCTTCATCGCTCACATCTACTCTTTCAGAAATTCGTCTTATCTCAAGTTTTTCTAAATCTAGATCTCGTAAACTGCCTGATTCATCTCTTTCTAGTTGCCATGCAAAAATAAGGTTATCTAATAATTGTCCTACCTGAAATTGTTTTGGTGCTAAAGGCGGAGTTCTTTTACCTTGAAGTGAGACAGTTTTTTCAACAGAAACACCTTTTATTTCTCCGTTTAGTGGAGTAACTCTTACTAGTATTCTATTAGGATTATTTCTTGGTCCTCTATCTAAATTGTTAATAGTAAAACTAATCTTTTCACTACCAGTTTCTAAAGAAGAAGATTGATTTGGTACTTTTACAACATTAAAGTTAGTTAAATTAGTAATAACATTCTTATCATCAGCAGCAGTAGTTCTTGTTGATCCTTGTAGTTTATATGCAATTTCATAATCTGTTACATCTCTAGACTCAATTTTATCGAACTTGACTGTTACTCTAAGAGAGACCCCTCTAATAGCGTCAATAAATAAGCTTTCTTGCACTTCTAAATTTTGTACTTTAGGAATAGGAATATTTCTGATAAACGCTGCTTGAGTATTAAAAGGACTTCTGCGCTTTGCAGAATTGACATTTCTTGCTCTAAGTAAAGTTAGTCCGATAGGAACATCTCTGATTACTTTTTCACCTTGGTTACCAAAGAATATATCTTCAAAAGCAGCAGTCGAACTTAAACTATATAGTCCTGTATTAGCTAGATTAAATTTTCCAGGATAAGTAGTAGTGTTATAACCAAAGCTTAGAGAACCTTTTGTGCCTGTAGTAGTTGTTACGTTAGACACTGTTCCAATTGGATCTTCTGCAATATTAGTTGCTGTAAAACCTGTTAAATTGGCTCTAGGAGATTCAGAGAGGCGAACTTTATAAACAGTATTAGCAGTTAGTGCAACATTGTAATCTACATCTGCGGGATCGTAACTAACATTAGCTATTGAGTATATATTGCCACTCAGAATAGAGATATTATCACCTGCTTCAATTAATGGTTGTCCATAATACTCTACCTCTGTTCTAATTTTATTAGCAGATGTAGTAGCTCCTGTAATCTTAAAACTATTTAAATCAACAGTCACATAGTTTGTATTATCAGCATAGTTAAAAGTAGTGTCTAATATCCCGTCTACATATACTTTAATAAAGCTGGCATCTTTAGGAACTACTCCTAGTGGTTGATTAAAAGATGCTGAAGAAATACCAGTAACAGTATTTTCTTTAATAATTTTTCTTTTTGTTCCTGAAATGTAAACAGAGTTATTCGCTACAAGATTCTTTTCTACTAATTGATTAATAGTTACATAAAACGGAGGAGTAGGTAGCTTATCAAATAAAACATCACTACCTGATCTAGAATTTACTACTTCAATATAGTTTGAAACAGTATTATAGGCAGATATTTGGTTAGAGTATTGAGTAACTCTAGGTCTAAATGCACTAAAGTTTTCTACGAAAGCATCAGGTGTTTTTTCGTTAATTGGAAATGCTACATAATCATGTCCTTTAATTCTGTTTGGAAATAGACTAACGTCATTTACTTCTAATATGTGTTTATGAAAATTCTCATCAAAACAATTATCAAGCGCGTTGACTGAGAATCTAATATTATTTCCTATTGTAGTAACTGAATCACAAAGTAGCTTAACTTCTCCAATAGTGGTTGTAAAACCATTTTTACCGAAAAGTACAGCAGTTTCTCCATTTGTAAATGGCTGAACATTAGCTACGTTAAAATTTAAAACTGCCATTAAGTTAAGCCCTCTATTTCAGAAAATCCATCTGGTCTAGCTATTTGATATTCTGTAGCTACATGAATTGGATAATCGGTTAAGTTAGTAGCGTCTGACACTAATAAATCATATCTTACAGTGCCATCTTCATTTTTTCTCACAACTAACTCTGTATTTAAATTTGGTGCTACAGGAGGTTTAAGAGGACTAAATGTAGGCTTATACTGTACAGGAAGATAGGCTATTTCCGTTTCAGAATCCGTATATACATTTGATATATATTCCATCGCACTGATTTTAATTACTTCTTCGCCATCTCTTTTAATTTCAGTAATCTTAAATAATTTATCTGAAGTATTAGAGTAGAAATCAGAAGGATTAGTCTCTCCTAGTGTCCAAACATCTCCTTTTACAGGAGCAGTATTAGCATCAAAACCAGAAAAAGATTGAAACGTTTTAGTAGATAAATCAAACTTACTAGTTGCTACAAAATCTATAAAGTCTAATCCAGAACTTACATTTTGATTTGCTACTTCAGTTGTTTGATAATTTTGACCGTTTGCATAAGTTCCTTTATGTATATTTTTAACATAAGTAGTTGTACCAGATTGAAAGTTTGTATTAGATAAGATATATAAATCAGTACGATCCGAGTTTTGTTTTGTAATTCTAAGTGCCAAAGGCAGTGTATTAGCTGTAATAGTGTTATTTGTAATAGCAGGGCTTGAAAAGTGTTCAATATATACATTTGATGTTGATAATGAAGTATTAGCTCTTACCTTACCACCATAACCCCAAGAAGTTCCTGTTTGTTTTTGTTGAACAGCAATAATATCTCCTGGAATTAAATCTATAGCAGAAATATCTGTACCAAAAGTAATATTTCTTCTTAAATACTTATTAGATGCTAGTAAGTATTGTGCAAAACGAATAGCTTGACTTCTGCGAGTAACTCCAAACAAATCTACAGAAGAAACATTTTCAATCATATTTCTTTCACGAAGAGCTTTATCATCATCAATTCTCATTGTTTCTCTATTATAATGATTATTAGGCTCTATAAAGGTTACATCAACTCCTGTTATTTGTGCAGATTCGCTTGTGCCGCTAATAGTAAATGACTCTTTTAGAATATTAGCCTCATTAAATATCATTGAAGGTACTTCATTAGGCATATCAATATTCATAGATAAACCATTTGGAGTATATATTAAAATGGCTCTCATTGTTGCACAAACTTGTTCTAATATATCAAAAGCTTTTCCACTATTAGAAATAATAGCATCTAAAATAAATCTTCTTTCTTTTACATCAGTTCCTACAGGCAGTCCTTCTAGTGTTTGTCTTGGGCTAGCATAGTAGGTTCTTGGTTTATATCTATAGCTGCCATCTGCTTTACCAGTAACTCCAACAAATTTTCCTGTTATAGGATCACAAGCGTCACAGTATTGTGCTACTTCGTAAAATTTATACTTATCTATGTTTTCTTCATTAATACCTAATCCATAAGTATCATTAGTTAATAAATCATAGATAATCCAAACAGGATTCTGTGTCCATGAGTATCTAAAAGTACCGTCCCATACTCCTCTGTATATTGTAGGTTGGGAATATTTTACTGTACTATCTGTACTAGTTTGTCTATAACCTGTTATCCCATAACTATATTGCCCTGAAGCAGGAGTTTCAATCTCTCTCCAATCGATTTCTCCATTTTGTAAAATAGGTTGATCATAGTTTGAAGGAACCTTAACCAACAACCCCTTAACTATAGAAGTAAAACGAGGCACCGCTCCTTGATATTCATTATGGGCTGCAAGTGAATATCCGATTACAGCTGTTCTTGGATAGGCTACAGGATCGTGATCAATCTCTAACCAAGCTACAGCTGAAATACCGTCTACTATACGAGAGCTTTCACTATCATTGCTGGTTTTTTCAATAGTAAACTTATACCCTCCAGTATCATAGTTTTGAATCGTAACTTCTACATCAAACTTATATGGAGTGTTTGTTTTTCCTCTAATAGTTCTATCTACTGGATCCGCCGCAAGAGTTACTCCATCGCTTTTAAATACTGTTATACGAATACTAACAGAATGATTTTTAACATTACCTTTTTCATCCATATTAGATAAAGCATTTAATACAAATTTAAAACGAAGTGAATCCCATGCAAAAGCTGAAGTTTCTTGTAATTCTACTTTAGTTGCAGGCACTCCATCAAGATTACCTTTTTTTAATAATACAGCAGAGGCAAAGTTCTGTGGTTGAGTAGTTTCTTCTCCAAATAGTGGAATTGCTGTTTGATTTACAGTACCTACACGAGAATCTGTGACAAAATCCTCTGTTTTCTGATTACCTGAATCAAAATCAATGAAGGCATCAACTACTGATTCGTTTATTTCAATATCAAAAATACTGTTAGGGTTAATTCTATATATAGGCCCTTCACTTAATCCTGCTGTCATAAGCATGATATCTTGAGAGAATAGATTATTATCTACCTCAGTGGCTCCGCCTCCACCACCCTTTCCTCCTTTATAACCGCTTACTTCATAAATCTTCATAGCACCTTACCTTCAAATAGTTCTTTTAATATATCTGCTGAAGATTTATCAGGAGACTTTTCAAGTGTTCTAATTTCTCCACTTAAAAATTGACCTGCTACTCTGTGTCTGCCATAAACTAATGGAATAGTAGTACCAGAGGCAGTGGTGTGTTGTAAAGATCCAAATTGATCATTTTCTCTTACAGGGCCATCAGGAGTATTGTCTGGTTTAGGTGGTTTCATAATTTCAGCAACTACTGCTCCAATTAACATACTAACACCTGCTCCAAATACCATACCACCTACTGTTGTAGCACCTACTGCCATTTCTAATAATGGTGCTGCAAATGCTGGATTCATTATAGCAACTGTAATTAAAGCTATACCAATTAAAGCGGTAGTTAAGTTTTGATTTTTTGATCCTGCTACAAGAGGAACCAAAAACAATCTATTAGATGAGACTTTCTTTCTAAAGTAATCTAAAGAAGTTAAAACTTTTTCAGAAACTAAATCTATTAGACCAAAATTATCAGTATTCTTAGAGTTTTTAATTTGTTTTATTACTTTTCTTAACTTAGGAAAAGATGCTTCAAGTGCAGAAATAAGTTGAGAATAAGTAACTACATCAAATGTTACTTCTCGCGTATCATTTGTATAAGATAATAAGCTTTTATGAAATGATATAGTTACTTTCATCTTAACATCTCTTCTTCTAAAGGTTTAAATCTTGTGCTTTGTAGATCTTTATCGAACCAATATAGATATATATCATCTTCCCAACCAACTAAATAGTTATACTCCTCATTAGCTATCTTATGTCCGTCTAAAACAGAAGGAGTAGGTTCATCATCTGGATGAGAGTGAAATACCCCCCAACAATCATCTTCGTAACGAACTAATGCCATTGGGTCTAAAACAAAACTATTTATAGGATCACGACTCAAGTTCTTACAAGGAATATAGTCAAAGCTCTTTGTTATAATACCACAACACTCATTTGGATATTCTTTTGCAGCATGTTTTTTAAACTGTTCTTTTAAAAGTTGAAGTTTTTCCATCTAAACTTACCTGTCGTATATCTTTGATACCATTTACCGTATGGTGCTATCCAAGAATTATGATTAATCATTGTTTGAAGCATCTTGCCGTTACCTATATAAAGCGAACAATGATTTGATATATTTGTACTTCCTATACTCATTATTATTATATCAAATGGTTGTAAATTGTCAACCTCAATCATACCATACTTTTCATTTTTAAAAAACTCATCAAAAATATGTTGATGAGTTTTCTTGTACCAATCTTCGTCTACAATATCACAAAAGTCAGAAGTTTTATAGCCAACATCTTCTCCTGTTTGCTCTTTAATTACGGTAGCACATAAATTACCACAATCTATCCCTTTTTCTATACTAGCACCTAAATGTCTATATGGAATATCTAAATATCTTGTAATCCATGTAGGCATTGTTTGTAAAGCATTTTCATACTTACTTCGGTAATGTTCTCCCTGTTCCAATAAACCCCCCAAAATGTATCTGATTATTTCTTAAACTACAAGCCTCATAGTTTTTAGCGCAAACATCTTCTGATTGTTCGCTAGTAGTTGCGTTATTAATAGTAAAAAATCCATTAGCAGTTTTTGTTTTTCCAGTTGGATAACCTGCTATTTGTCCTGTCCCATCGGCAGGATACTGACATTCTTCTCCTTTATAGATCCATTGACAAGTATTTTTATAGTATTTTCTTCTTGGTAAAACAAATTTAAAATACTCTAACCAATTAGTTAAACTAAAAGATGCAGCTTTTTCATTCAAACCAGTTAATGTTTCTATTTTGAATACGTCTTCTACATATGCTTGACTATCTCTATCTGGATTAACAATATAAACTCTATCACCAATAACAGTATCTATTGCATTTTCAAGTTGTAAAAAGTTACCTCTTACTTCTTTAACAATAGAATGTTTTGTAGTACTACCCGCAACTATAACATTATCACCTACTCTATAAGGTAAAGAAGAATACATCTCTACTACATTAGCACGTGTTTCTCTTACAGTACTATACTCAGGCCAATAGTCTAAACAAGAAGCAAAAGTAGTTTTTACCTCAACAACAGCCCCTAATAAGTCTCTAGAGTCTTGCTTTAGTTGTTTCCAAGTTCCTCCAACTGCTTGTGTTTGTCCATAAGTAAACGCTGAATTGATAGTGCCGCCGTACACTCCATCCACAACAGTTTGATTATAGTCTGTATGAGTTGGAACAGTTCTAGGATCAATATTAGAAACTAGTTGTCCATTTACTGTAGCATATACAGAATTACTTGTATTGTTACCAGCAATATAAGGATCTTCTACAATTGATGCTATGAGATTGTCAAAATTTGAAATATTTACTGTAGTTTGATTTACCATTCCATCAGAGCCTATTTCTGTACCGCCAAACTCTATTGGATAAACTAAATATTCTTTTCCATCATGAAAAGAACGATATTCAATGTCTGATAAGAAATCACCGTTTATAGATGCAAAATGATAAGGAAATCCTACAGGCCAAGCTAATCCTTCTCCGGCATTTGAAGGATTACCATATTTATTAGGGGGATAGAATTCTCCAGAATAATAGATAGATATTAGTCTAACTATAGGTGACTGTTCTACAGCATTTTTAAAAGAGGTAAAACCACCAAGAGTAACATCTGTTATACTTCTAGTAGAGGTTCCGCTTGTTGTACTGTATTTAGTTGGAGTAAAAGTTAAATTACCAAAGTCAAGAGTTGTATTACCTCCAGTGGTAGATACCGACTGAATACTAACACTTTCTCCTGCTTCAAAAGCATAATAAGAATTAGCTAGTTTTACTTTTACTTGACTATTTGCTCTATCTACATTTACAATACGGGCTTCAGTAGAAGAAGAACTTCCAACTATTACATTATCTTTAAAATAACTGTTTAGATTACCGCCTGATAAAGTTAAGGTGTAATCATAAGCACGACTAGACATTAATCAAATACCTCTACTAAATCAAAACCAACAGAATAAAAATTATCAATAGGATTTGTACCAGCAGAGAGAACTTGTCTAATATCTAAATTGCTATCAAAACGAACTGTAATAGTTCCTGGCTCATTAATATGTGTTAGTTCAAATAAAAATGCTTCAAAACCACCTGATCTAGCACGATAGAATTCTTCAATAGCGGATTTAACAATTCCTGTGACATTAGTATACTCTATAGAAAACTTTCTCTTTGGTCTTCTACTTATAAGTCTTCTTTTTTCGTATCCTGCCTGAAATTCAGCTGTTTTATAGTTATATTCTTCTGAGAATTGAATTCCTGAGCGATCAGGTTTTTTATCTGCCATTGAATCTAAACGAGAAATTACCTTCTCTTTATTGAAAGTTGTAAGAGACAGAGTATTAACACCGCCGGTAGGATCAGCTGTTGTATTAGATAAAGGAATTGTAGCAGCTGTGTCTGAGCCAATATTTATTCCTTGTGATCCTAGTGTTGAGGATGGGTACGTAAATTCTGAAGCATTTTGAGTAACACCGTCTATTGATACAAGAATATCATCTTTTACATCTATTTTACTGTTTTCTGGAAGAGCAAAATGAAGTTGATTGCCATCAATTGCAAAACTATTACTAGATACTGTAACATTTGCTCCAGAGTATGTAATAGTTTTAACATCGGGGAAAGCACGAAGTATCTCAAATGAGGGAGGAATTCTAATAACACGTAATTCTACATTAAGACCTAAACCAGGAGCGTCATCGAATACGATTGTATTTTTTAAACTTGTATTTAAAGTATTAGTATTACTTAAAGAGTAAGCACTAGTAGACTGAGGCACACCCTCAACAACAGCAACAACTTCGCCAACTTTTTCAGCAGGTTCTGATAAATTAAATGCTGTTTGAGTAC